GAGGTGGTTCGTGCCGTTATTGCATCGGGGATTGGATATGACCAAATTATTCGAGAATTTGACCGTTGGACACATATTAGTGTGCCTAACACTTCTGGCGCTAGTCCTCGCAGACAAGCTCTAATCATCGACAGAGCAGGAACTCGCCCATTCACCTAAGTTTGTGATATAGTCACAAACCTGGAGGAAATATGATTAAGACAATCGCAGCGTGTCTGTGCTCGGCTATGATCGTGCTCGGTTCAGTAACCTACAATCCCTTTGGCAATTGGCTAATACAGTATGAAAAGAAGTTTGAATGGGTTGCAGAATCGACCATAGAACTAATTGTTGGCTTTGAGGGAAAACGGTACAAAGCGTACGTTGACGGTGTTGGGAAGTGGACTACGGGCGTTGGGCACCAGATTCGTCAAAAGGACGCCCATTTGCTCCATAGAGAGCTTTCCGAGGCAGAGGTAATGGGTATCCTACACAGTGACCTTAAAAAGTGCTCAGATGCCCTAGAATCGGCTGTAAAGGTGCCTGTCACTAGGACCCAAGCCGACGCCATGCACAGCCTATGCCACAACATTGGGCCAGACAGAATGATCAAGTCGGATGTCGTTAAGCACCTTAACAATGGGGATGTTTACAAGGCGGCGGACGCTTTCTTAAACTGGAGTAATCCAAGTCAATTAAAGAAACGCAGGAAGGCTGAAAGGGCATTGTTTTTAGCTGAAATCTAGGGCGAAACAATTGCCTTTTTTGCATTAGTGTATATAGGGGCAGATCACCCCTTTTTGTTAAACTACTCGAGGAAATACCATGGACGGCTTTAAAAAATTACCAAAAATGCAGTGCTTTAAAGAAGGCGGCGCTGTATTAAAAGACGTAGACACAGATACAAATCCTGGCCTGTCAAAGCTGCCAACCGAGATACGTAACAAAATGGGCTACAAAAAAGATGGTGGCGCTGTAGACAAGGCGCAAGACAAGACCATGGTTAAAAAAGGTGTTAGCCAGCATGAAGCTAAGCTGCACAAAGGCGAGCCAAAGACCGAACTGAAACTCAAAATGGGTGGTCGTGCTAAGAAAGAAGGCGGTTGCGTAGGTCGCTACAAAGCTGGCGGCACCGTAGAGAATGCATACGGCACACCTAAGACAGACAAAGACCTCAAAGACATCGCTAACACAAAGCGTCAGAAGCCTAAGAAAATGCAAATGGGCGGTATGACTGGTCCAGCTGCACCTGGTCCTATGGCAGCAGCTCCCTCAGCACCAGTTGGTCAAGGCCAGATGACTGAACTCGAGAAGCGCCGTATGATGGAAAAGATGAAGCGCGCCAAAATGCTCGACCCAGCACAACAAAGCGAACTAATCAAGCAGTCCCCTGCAGCAGCCGGATTGACTGGCGGTGGCTACAAAAAAGGTGGCTTAGCAAAAAAGTGCTAAGCGGCGCTAAGAAAGGCGTCGCTAAAATGCAAGCTGGTGGTTTAACAAGTGCCGTTCCAATGCAAGAGCAGTTAGGTGTTGGCGCGGCCAGTCCGTCTGGTGACATGGGTGTTGCTGCCCCTGGTGCGGTGCACACACCTGGCAAAGGCCCAAACATTCGAATAGGATACTAACATGCCATACGAGTCAAAAGCCCAAAAGGGCGCAATGTATGCCGCAGCCGCTGGTAAGTCAACTCTTGGAATACCTAAAAAGGTAGGCAAAGAGTTTGTCAAGGCGGGCCCTGCGTCAAACAAATTACCAAACAAAGTGCCTAAGCGAGCAGCTGGCAGAGGACGTTAAGAATGGCCTACTCCGGCACCTATAACCAGACCAAGATAACGGTAGACCAGTTAGTCGCTTATGCAATGCGTGATGCAGGTAGAACCTCGGAAGAAATTACACCTGAGTATGCTGATGCCGGTAAGCAAGCTCTGTTTTATATTTTGCAAAACTCCGCTAACCGCGGTATTAATATTTGGCTCCAACAAAACGTAGTGCTTGGCGCACAGACTAATCAGCAATGGTTGACTATGCCAAAAAACTGCGTAGACGTTTTGGAAGCCAACTGGGTGTACATTGTAAACCCATCCATTACCTCTGCGTTGCCAGTTTCTAGTGCAAGCGCCTATGCTCTGTTTGATCAAACAAGCAACGCAGACTTAGATCTGTTCGCAACCTCCACGCTAGTGGACAATTACTTTGGCGCATCGTATAGTCAAGGTACACGCATCTTTTATGTCGGCTTTAATGCATACGCCCCCGCTGGTGCAGCAGACTATAGCTTAGATTTGGAAGTAACCAACGATGGCGTTAATTGGACTACTTGGTATTCGTTCCCAACTAAAACACTAGCAGACCGTGAGTGGGCTTACTTTACTATTAACGCAACCCAAGAGTTTTATGGTTTCCGTTTAAAGAATCGCGTCACAACATCAACGTTCTCCCTTCGTGCTATTCAGTTTGCACAAAGCCAACAGGTTATTCCCCTATCCCGTTTAAACCGTACAGACTATTGGAACTTGCCAAACAAGCAATTCCAAAGCCAACGTTCGCTGCAGTATTGGTTTAACAGGCAGATCGACCCCGAGATGTACCTATGGCCAGTGCCTAATAACAACTACCAAGTATTCCAGTTAATCTTAGACATCCAACCTCAAGACGTCGGCACATTAACTAACGAACTGTATTTACCAGATCGTGTGATCCCATACGTTCAAGCTGCACTATCCCATAAGGTGGCTATGCAGTTACCTGGCATTGATTTGGCTCGGGTAACGTATTTAGAGAAACTGGCATTGCAAGCTCGTACAGAGTTCGAAGAAGAGGATCGTGACAAGTCACCGATCTATTTCCAACCTAACTATAGTTACTACACACGATGAGCGGCGCATATCAAATGACGTATGACAACCTGGTTCAGGATGTCATTAACTACATGGAAAGAGACGACGCAGGTTTTATTGCGCAGATCCCTAGCCTAATCGGATTGGCAGAGTCAGCTATTGCGGCAGAGCTAAAGACGCTGCTGCAACTAACTGTTGTAGAGACAACACTGGCAGTTAACCAAGTGGTGCTGAATAAGCCAGCCCGTTGGCGCAAGACGGTATCCATGAAAGCAAATGGTCGTCCACTGTTAATACGTTCACAAGACTACGTGGCTCAATATGAATCTGAGTCTAGTGCTGGCGCGCCAAAATATTATGCAGAGTATGACTACAACAACTTTGCGTTTGCGCCAAAGCCATCCGTAGCGACACCGCTTGAAATCATTTATTACAGTGAGATCCAGCCCTTAGATACTTCAAACCAACAAAACCTATTTACCCGCGAGTGTCCACAGGCCATGTTGTTTGGTACATTGTTGCAAGCTCAGGGATATTTAAAAGCACTGGACAAATTACCTGTCTGGAAGAGCTACTACACTGACTCACTAAACGCACTGAAAAAAGAAGACGATTCGCGTCGTGTGGATCGCAATACTACTATTCAAGAGCCCTAATCTATGTCCATTACATATACCTCGCCGTTTACCGGCACCGTTGTTGTACCAACAGATGTATCGTACTACGACTTAAACTTTGGCACCAATACGCCACTGTACTGGCCTGCAGTAGTTAACCCAACACAGGTGCCAGCCGCGCGTATCATAGACTGCACACCGTCGACGTTCGGATTAACAATCTTTTTGCCACAAGGTAATCAAGGTTCTGTTGGCTCTGACATTCTTATCCGTAACTTTGGTGCTAACTCGTTTATCGTTGCTAACTTTAGCGGCGGCGCATCGGTTACAGTAGATCCAGGTGAAGCATTATATTTCTACCTGTCTGATAACACCACGGTTAACGGTGTCTGGCAGAACGTTACGTTTGGAGCTGGTACGTCTTCAGCAGATGCCGCAACATTGCAGGGAGCAGGACTTACCACTATTGCTGGTAAGCTAGCGGTAACTTCCAACGTGTCCCGTGTATCTACGGTGCCAGTTATCTCTGATAGCAGCCGTGGAACATCGTTTGTTTGGCAAGGCGGCAATAGTACTTTTAGTTTACCAAGCTCTGTTGGTTTATCAACCGGCTGGTGGATTGCATTTAGAAACAACGGCACCGGCGCATTAACTCTTCAGCCACAGGGCTTATCGCTAATTAACAGCACTAGCAATATTATTGCAAACCCTGGCGACTCTGGCTACGTTTTGTACGAGCAATCCACTGGTAACTTCTTCACGATTGGTTACACAATCCCGTCTAACGTTACGTTTACCGCTGCTACCTATGACGTAGACAGTATTGCGGGCAGCACGTTAAGTCTAGTATCGTACGCGCCAATTATTCAGACCTACGTGGCTTTGTCTGGCACACGCTCAAGCACATTGAACGTTGTCTTGCCAGCCATTACACAAATGTATGTTTTGGTTAACAAGGTGCCGGTGGGTACGTACAGCACAATCACATTCCAAATCTCTGGCAGCGGTGGCCCATCGTTCTCATTGGCTGGTAATACTGTAGCTACGGTTATCAGTGACGGCAACACTATCTTCTCTTTAACTAGCGCCGCTGTAAACTCATTCTACGCAATTAACGGAACCGCAAGCTCGCCGCCGTTCTCTTTCCTATCAGACACTAACACTGGTATGTACCAAGCGGGTGCAAACGTTCTTGGATTTACCGCAAACGGATCGCAGATAATGCGACTTGACAATTCTAACCTAGCCAATCCTCAAGTGATTACCCCAGCAACATTTACGGCGGGGTTAATTAGCGGTGGTTCGTTCTAATGGCTGTTGGTCAAGTCGATCCGCAGTTCAGTCAAGTACATACTTTAGGTGTTACCCAAGGTATTAAACGCGACGGTACTGTATTTGAAGCGCGTGAGTACAGTGATGGTGTGTGGTGTCGTTTTCAACGTGGCACACCTAAGAAGATGGGCGGCTACCGTCAGTTGTTTAACAGCTTTAGCGGTATCCCGCGTGGCTTTATTACAAACCCATACAACGGCGTAAACTACTCGTTTGCTGGTACGAATGTAGGGCTAGATGTTTTTACCACTGGCACTACGCTAGGCGCTGGTAGTGGTCCGTTTAACGCCATATTTATACCGGGGTATTCTAAGTTTCCGATAACCGGCGATACCATCACCAACACAACTACGACGTTTGTTATTGACAGTAATGCAACCACACCTATTAACTACACGTCCGTGTACCCCCCCGGTACCAAGGTAATCTTTACTCAAAGCGGTACGCCGACTGTATACACAGTAACTGCATCTACTTTTGCAACACCAAACACAACAGTAACTTTCTCTCCTGCTGTCGGTGGCGCTGTAGTAATTAGTAATGTCTGGATCTATGATCAATACTTCCAGCCGGATCCTCGGCTGCTATGGCAGTTTGACTTTCAGTACGACCCGTCAGGCGGCGCGTTAAAGTTACTGGCACATCCAGGTTTAAACCTGCAAAACATTGACAATGGTGTTAACTCCCCAATTTATTACGGCGACACGCTGCCTAATTCTAATTCGCAGTGGACGTTTAATGTTTTAGCCGACAGCACTGGCCAGAACCCTACATATCTACCTATCAGCGTAGATGGTGGCGTTTGCTGTCTGTATCCGTTTATCTTTGCTTATGGATCAAATGGATTTATATCCAATAACAACGTAGACGCAGTCTATGAAAATCAGACGCCTACAGATTGGAACGGACTCCTAGCAAACCAAGTAAACATGTCGGCCTCTAAAATAGTCAAGGGTCTGCCAACACGCGGCGGTACTAACGCACCATCTGGCTTATTCTGGGCGCTGGATAGTTTAATCCGAACATCATTCACCGGCGCCGCCCCAAACTACTGGCGCTATGATATCGTTTCCAGCCAAATCTCCATTATGTCTTCTGCGGCAGTTGTCGAGATGGATGGGACATATTATTGGATGGGCGTTGACCGTTTCTATGCATACAACGGTTCTGTTACGGTTGTGCCAAATGATAAAAACGTAAACTGGCTGTTTGACAACCTTAACTACACACAACGCCAAAAAGTGTGGGCTACCAAGGTGCCACGCTACAATGAGATTTGGTTCTTTTATCCCCGCGACACCGCAACAGAATGCACTGACGCAATTATCTATAACGTAAAAGATAAGATCTGGTACGACGCCGGTCAAGCAACTGGAGCGCAAAGATCCTGCGGTTACACCACTGAGATTTTCCCAACACCCGTATGGTGTGATTGGAACTATAACGTAGAGTTCAGTCAAGGTTTTAAAACAATCGCTACGCCAGCCGGACTTGTGGCGCCCACAGCATCCCAAATTTATGTCGCTGGTGACCAAAGTCAAGTGTTTAGTCCAGGCGACTATTTAACATTTAGTAACACCCCCAACGCCCCAGCGTACCAAGTGACCACTGCTGTTTTCTTGTACAACACCGGCGGCAATCCATTACCAGGGTGCACGTTAATTACTGTCGAAACACCAATCGACCCTTATCCAGTCATTGGCCAACTGTTCTATATGGTCACTGGCGGGTACGCTATCTGGCAGCATGAGTTTGGCCTTAACAAGGTTACGTTCTTGGATGAAAGCGCCATTCAGTCTAGCTTTACTACATGCGATATTAGCTGGGTTGGTGGCACACCATCTCAAGATACTGCTCAAGGTGTTAACCGCCGTATGCATTTACGCCGTATTGAGCCAGACTTTGTACAGGTCGGTATAATGACATTGGATGTTATTGGCCGTAAGTTTGCTAGTGGTGAATCTGAAGAGATATCTGGTCCGTTTACCTTTGACGAGAACACACCAAAGATTGACATGCGTGTTGAGCACAGAGAGGCTAGATTAAAGTTTGAGTCAAACACCATTGATGGTAATTACGAAATGGGTCGCATTTTGATCACCGCGGAGTACGGTGACGAAAGGCCATAATGGCTATTCAATCCTTTTTTCCATGTGTGCCAGACTTTATGAGCTGGGAAGATTGGAACGGTAATCTGGTTATGTTTTACGGTGAAGAACCTATTCCAGCGTTGCCAGAAATTGACTGGAAAATAGTCGCCAGTAACGTGGCTCAGTTATCAACATTTTTAAGTTATCCCGTTCCAGACCCAGCCCTATATGAAAACTGGCAAGATTGGGCATATGAGTTTACTGAAATTATTAATGGTCCAACCCAATAACAGGGGCGTTTTTACGCCCTTTTTTGCATTAGTTAATGTAGGACAAATTACTTAAAGACCATGGCGCTAGAAACCCTAGATACGACACAACAGCAATCTGCAGGAGGCCAACAGCAGGCTAATCCTATTGTTGACTTGTATCGAACTGTTTTTGATCGTGCCCCAGATGCGGGCGGGTTGGATTATTGGCAAAACAGGTATAATACCGGCACCTCGTTAGATGAAATTAAAAATGCGTTTCAAAATTCTCCAGAGGCGTTGGCAAAACAGCAAGCCAATATTCTTGGCGCTGTCAATACTAATGTCGCCGACAATACTAATGTTGTCGGCAATACTAATGTAGCTAACAATACTAATTTTAACGCGGTAGCTGGTGTTACGGGTGCTCCCAATGTAACTGATATTTTTGGCGTCACTGGTGTCACCGGCGTCACCGGTTTATACCGAGATGTTTTAGGTCGTGCGCCGGATCAAGGGGGCTTAACTTATTGGCAGAGTCAGCTTGATAAGGGTATACCAATAGAAAAAATTCGTGCTGAAATGGTTCTTTCAAAAGAGTCGACAACTAGCCCTAATGCACAAATTGCTCAAGCGTACCAAAGTCTAGGCCGTTCCCCAGATCCGTTAGGGATGCAATACTGGCAGCAACAAGCTGCAAATGGTGTTCCCATAGATCAAATTGTTAAGTCTATTCAAAATAGTCCAGAGGGTATCGTCGCCCAAGAATACATGGAGTACTTGGGTCGTGCGCCTGACGCCGCTGGTTTAAAGTATTGGCAAGAGCAATTAGCCGCTGGTAAAACAAAAGCACAAATTGCTCAAGAGATTGCGCAATCGGGCGAGAGTGTTAGCTTTAGCCAACCTGGTGTTACAGCATTGCTTGAAGCTACACTAGGTAAAAATATTGTTAGTCAGCTAACGCCGCAACAATTAGCCGAGTACACAAAATTAGTTTTAAATCCAAATCGCATGGTAGAGGGCACAAATACTGTAGCCACACAAGACGATAACCTGCGTGAGGTGTACAAACAGATTGCATTAGACCCGGTGCTTGGCGCCAAATTAAAAGCTGAAAACCGTGCGTTGTGGGAGCAGTTAACGCCCCTTACAGGCTCGGATGCAGATTTTGTTCGTACTGACCGTACGGTGTATGGGCAGTATGGTACTGTTACTATTAACGGCGCTAAAGTTCCAATTCTTAGCGCAGCAACTGCAGATCGCCTTTTAGGTTCTGCCAACGGCGGCTCAGTATCAGACTTTTCTCATGGTAACGGTAATTTAGTTAGTGATCTAGGTTGGTCAAGCAATTCGTTTAGTGGTAAACTTGCTAGGGGTGCCGACGCCATTGGCGTTACTGTGTTGGTAGATCATGCGGGTAATAAGACCTACGATGGGCTAAACGAAGCCGCTCGGCTAGTAGGCATTGACCCGTCACAGTTTAAAGACAAACAGGTCCAAGCAACAGAACCGACTGACAGAATTGATCCCGAATCGGGCCAATTCATCGCAAGAGCGGGCGATCCAATTTTTAGTTCAGACGGGCAGCCCGTAATGAACACCATTAGTCGTGATCATGAAGTGTACGACGCCATTAACCAAGCCGCTAAAGACATATATATGTACACCGGAGACTCATTAACCCCGGGTAGGGCTCGAGAAGGCGGCGCTCAAAGTTTTGACACTGCGTTTTATAAGCGGTCTGGTGACAAGCTAATTCCAATTAGTGCGCCAACAGCCCACGGTGGTATGCAAAACTTGGACGTCTATCGTTCAAAAGATTACGGCTTCGGTTATTACGCACAAGGCCCTATGTTTGTAGGCAGTATGGCATTAGCTGCAGCAACAGCAGGTGGTTCGTTCGCTGCAAGTGGTGGTTTGGCGGCTACTGTCGGTAGTGCTGTAGGTTTGGGCACTGGAACAGCGGCGGTTATTGGTGGCGGTATTATTGTTGGCGCTACCATGGGTGCACTAAACGCTGCAGCAGCTGGTGGAGACGCTACTAAGGGCGCGCTGACTGGCGCAGCAGTTGGTGGTATAACATCCGCCATGCAGCCCCTAATGAGCAGTGGCCCGATGGCCAGCACAATTAAAGATATTTCAGACGCATCTGGCGGTTTTTATACCCCACAACAAATTGGCAGTATCGTTGCTACAACCCTAGCAACTACCGTGGGTAGCGCTGTTAACGGGGCAAACGGGGATCAAATTTTTAAAACATTTGCTACTTCTTTGGCTTCCAACGGCATTAGTCAAGGTGCGGTAAGTACCATTACAACTGCATTAAAAGACTCCGGAATAACACCAGACGTAATGGCTAAGATTGCACGGGCAACACAGATCGCTGGTAGCACCGTAGCAACATCTGCATTGAGCGGCAAGAATCAAGAACAGATTATGAATAACCTGATCAGTCAGTTCACTGATCCAAGTAAATTACTCAGTGTTGCTAGTGCAAAAGGTGCAACAAGTGCAACAGCTTCAAATATTAACCCGGCTACAGGACAACCATACACAAGCAGTGATCAGAGCTCAACGGTTAGCCCGAGTAGTTTAACTTTAGATACATTGAGCTCGGCCGATTCTGAAACTTTTTTTGGTATTCCGGCTGATCAAGTAAAAGCTATACTTGCCGACACAAGCTCAATGATTGGTGAGGGTTCGTCTTTACAGGCAGACATGTCCGGAAGTATTATTTTTGGTGAAAGCGGAAAAATACCGGGCACCAATACGTTTATCAATTTACCAAAAGTTGCAACGGACTTAAAAGCGGATGTTGAAAAAGCGGAACAGCAAGATTTGTCCCAAGGTGTAGTAGTTACAGCAACAAAATTTACACCCACGTTAAATTTACAACAGTATGCTGAAGAAAAAACTCAATTAGATAATGAGTTACAAAGTAAAGAAATAACACAAGAAGAATACAATAAGAGTTTAAGTCTTTTAGATAAACAATTTGATTCGCAAATGCAGGGTGTTACAGAATCGCTTAATTTAATAAGCGTACTCTTATCCGCCGGAGTCCCCGCTAATATTGCATTTAGTAAAGTTTCATCTGCAACAGGAATAAACCAAGCGGACTTAAAAAAAATAATAACAGGCTCCCGCACAACAGGCGTAACAGGTACCACGGGCGTAACCGGCACACGCGTAACAGGCGTAACAGGTACAGGCGTAACAGGTACAGGCGTAACAGGTACAGGCGTAACAGGTACAGGCGTAACAGGTACAGGTACGGGCACAGGCGTTACGGGTACAGACGGATCTGGTATGGGTGTAACGGGTACAGACGGATCTGGTATGGGTGTAACGGGTACTGGCGTAACGGGTACTGGCGTAACAGGATCTGGCACAGGCGTAACAGGATCTGGCACAGGCGTAACAGGATCTGGCACAGGCGTAACGGGCGTAACGGGTACAACAAGACCAGTAACAATACCGCAAATGCGGGCGGCTCAAGCCTCGCAAGATACAACAGGCATTTACGACTTAACACCTGGCTTAACTAAAGCTAGAACAGATTATCAATTAGCCGGACAATTTAAGATGGCTACAGGAGGCGCAGTGGCAACACAATACGACCCATTTGGTTTATCAACTTCAAACTACGGCACATCAGACAGCGCGGGTATTTCTGATCCGTCTGCCTCGCCATTTGTTGGCTCTAGCTTAAAAATGCCTAAACTAAAAGTTGGCATGACAAAACGAAATGTAGATTATAATTTACCTGGATACAATCCAAAATTTGTGGCAAAAGGTGGCTCTATAGAAGGCCACAATCCACAGTTCTTTAGTGAAGGTGGTTTGGGATCCTTGGAGAACCGTTACGTTAACGGAGAAGGAAATGGTACTAGCGATGAAGTGCCGGCAATGCTCGCCAATGGTGAGTTTGTTATTCCAGCTGACGTTGTGGCCGCATTAGGTAATGGTAGTAACGAAGCTGGTGCGGGTGTACTAGACCAATTTTTACAGACTATTCGCGAACACAGACAGAATCACGATTCAAAAGAGTTGCCCCCAGATTCAAAAGGGCCCCTTGCATATTTACTTGAAGCTAAAAAGAGAGCATAATCATGGCCGGAC